ACCCGGGATGTGGTCGAGTTTGAGTTGGCAGCCTCTTTCGATCTCGAAGGAGTGTCCTTGCCCAGACGGCAGATTGTTCAGAACGTCTGCCCCTGGAGCTACCGGGGCTCGGAGTGCGGCTATACCGGGACGGCCTATTTCAATGCCAACGACGAGACGGTAACTGGCCGAACGCAGGATGTCTGCGGCAAACGGCTGGTGTCCTGTCAGAAGCGCTTTGGCTCGAATGCCGAGCTGCCCTTTGGCGGGTTCCCAGCGGCGGGGTTGATCAGATGATGGACTCCGTCAACCAATCGCTGGCGCTGGCCCATGCTGCCCGGGAATTTCCCCGCGAAGCCTGTGGCCTGCTCGTCATTCACAAGGGCCGGGAGACCTATGTCCCATGCCGCAACATTGGCGTGGGAACCGACCAGTTCGTGATCCACCCCGAGGACTATGTCCGGGCCGATCGGCTTGGAGAGATCGTGGGGGTTTTCCATTCCCATCCGAATCTGCCCGCTGAGCCCAGCCAGGCCGACAAGGTGGCCTGCGAAGCTTCCGGCTTGCCCTGGTTCATTCTGTCTTTCCCCTCTGGACAGTGGAATGAGACGCAGCCATCTGGCTACATCGCTCCCTTGGTCGGTCGGGCATGGGCCCACGGGGTGCTTGATTGCTACTCGGTGATCCGGGACTGGTATCGGGCAGAGCGAGGCATTGACCTGCCGAACTTTGACCGCTTTGACGAATGGTGGAAGCGCGGCCAGAGCCTGTACCTCGACAACTTCGGCTTGGCAGGCTTTGAGGCGCAGGGAGCCGTTCAATCCCAGGACATGGAAGTTGGCGATGTGCTGCTGATGCAGGTGGCTTCGCCCGTTCCCAACCATGCCGCCATCTACCTGGGCGATGGCCTGATCCTGCATCACCTGCAGGGCAGGCTTTCCAGCCGGGACGTGTATGGCGGCTACTGGCAAAAGATCACGACGCACATCTTGAGACATCGCACAGAAACAAACCACCCTCCATGACCACCATCATCCTTCTCGGCGAGCTGGGTAAGCGCTTCGGGCGCAGGCACAAGATGGCTGTGGCCACTGCTGCGGAAGCGGTGCGTGCCCTGTGCGCGAACTTTCCCACCTTCGAGCGAGAGCTCGTGGCTTCAGGTGAGCGAGGTGTGGGCTACCGGGTGCTCGCAGGGCGGGACGCCTTGAATCTTGATCGGCTGCATGAGCCCACGGGCCAGCAGCACATCACGATTGCACCGGTGATCTCGGGCGCTGGAGGCAATGGCCTGGGCCAGATCCTTTTGGGGGCGGCTCTGATCGCTGTGTCCTGGTGGAACCCGATGGGCTGGGCTGCGGCGGGATCGTTTCTCTCGCAGGCCACGCTCTATTCGGTGGGTACTTCCATGATTTTGGGAGGCGTGGCCCAGATGATTGCTCCGACGGCCAAGTCTTCTGAACCTTCCGAGCGACCAGAAAACCAGCCGAGCTACGTTTTCAACGGCGCTGTGAACACCACGGCCCAAGGGCATCCCGTGCCTGTGGGTTACGGGCGGCTGATTGTGGGGTCTGCCGTGATCAGCGCAGGCATTGATGTGGATGAGATCGCTGTATGAGCATCCAGAGCACTTCTCTGATCATTGGCGCAGGTGGTGGCAAAGGAGGGGGTGGCAGCACTCGCGTGGCCCAGGAAGCGCCCGACAGCCTGCGCTCCAAGGCTTATGCCCGGGTGGTTGACCTCGTCTGCGAGGGTGAGATCGAGGGCTTGGCCGCTGGCCTGCAATCCGTCTACCTGGACGACACGCCCATCCAGAATTCGGATGGCTCGTTCAACTTCACTGGGGTGACGCTGGAGGCGCGCACAGGCACCCAGCAGCAAAGCTACATCCCTGGCTTTTCTTCTGTGGAAAACGAGGTGTCCGTCGGGGTGGAGTGCAAATACGACCAGCACGTGGTGCGCTCCATCACCGACCCGGATGTGGACGCTGTGCGCATCAAGGTCAGCATCCCGACACTGACGCTGCAGGACACGACCAATGGTGACCTGAACGGTACCTCGATCACCTATGCGATTGATTTGCAGTCCCGGGGAGCGGGGTATGTGCAGATCCTGCAGGACACGGTTTCAGGCAAGACCTCATCGCGCTACCAGCGCAGTTACTACGTTCCTTTGTCCGGGACGGGTCCTTGGGATGTGCGGCTGCGTCGCATCACGGCAGACTCGACGCAGACCAGCCTGCAAAACAAGACCTTTCTCGAGTCCTACACCGAGGTGATCGAGAGCAAGCTGCGCTACCCCAACAGCGCGCTGATGGCCTTGCGGGTCGACGCCTCGCAATTCACCTCGATTCCCAGGCGCAGCTATGACCTCAAGCTCCTTCGGGTTCGCATCCCGTCGAACTACTTTCCCGAGACCCGCTCCTATGCTGGTGTCTGGGATGGCAGCTTCAAGGTTGCCTGGACGGACAACCCCGCCTGGTGTTTTTATGACCTGGTGACCAGCACCCGCTACGGTCTTGGCAATTACATCCCTGAGTCGCAGGTCGACAAGTGGGCGCTGTACAGGGTGGCCAAGTACTGTGATGAATTGGTGCCCAACGGGCTGGGTGGCTATGAGCCACGCTTTACCTGCAACCTGTACCTGCAGACCCGGGAGCAGGCCTACAAGGTGGTGCAGGACATGGCCTCGGTGTTTCGGGGCATGGCTTACTGGTCGGGTGGTGCCATCACGGTCACGCAGGATGCGCCGCAGGATCCTGTTTACCAGTTCACCGCTGCCAATGTCGTCGATGGCGAGTTCGCCTATCAGGGGTCCTCTGCCAAGGCGCGGCACACGGTGGCCCTGGTCAGCTGGGTGGATCCGGATGATTTCTACCGACAGAAGGTGGAATACGTCGAGGACCTCGCAGGCATCGCCCGCTACGGTGTGGTGCAGGCCGATGTGGTGGCCATGGGGTGCACTTCTCGTGGTCAGGCCAACCGGGTGGGCAAATGGCTGCTGTACTCCGAGCAGTCCGAGTCGGAGATCATCACTTTCCGCACCGGACTTGAGGGGGCAGTGGTCCGGCCTGGCGATGTGGTCAAGGTGGCCGATGCCAGCCGGGGTGGCATGCGACTGGGTGGACGCATTGCTGCGGCCACAACCGTCAGCGTCACGCTCGATCAGGACCTGCCCGCAGGATCCTGGCGGATTTCTGTGGTGCTGCCCACGGGCGTCGTGGAAGAGCGGCAGGTGGGCTCGTTGTCTGGCCGGACAGTGGGCGTGACCAGCGCGTTTTCGATGGCACCCCAAGTGGGCGCGATTTGGGTGCTGTCTTCCACGCTGGTGGAGGCTCAGCTCTTTCGGGTGGTGCAAGTCGCTGAAAGCGAACCCGGCATCCATGAAATCACGGCGCTGGCACACAACCCCAGCAAGTACGCAGCCATAGAGCAGGGCCTGGCCCTGCAGCCTCGTGCCATCACTGTGCTCTCGACCACGCCTGCAGCCCCCACGGGGCTGACCGTGACCGAGAGCCTTTACCGGGTCAAGGATCAGGCGCTGGTGCTGATCCAGCTCGGCTGGGAGCAGGTCTTTGGGGCACTGGAGTACCAGGTCACCTACCGCGTCAACGGCGGCAACACCGTCACACTGCCCAAAGTCTCCAGCACCTATCTGGAGATCCGGAACGCTGAGGCCGGTGACTATGTCTTTACGGTTCGAGCTGTGGGGGTGTCGGGTAAGCTGGGCAACTCCGCAAGCCTGAGCCAAAGCATTCTGGGTAAGCTCCAGCCGCCTGACGATGTTCAGGACTTTGTGGTGATGCGCCGAACGACCGATTTGCTCCTGAGCTGGAGTGCCAATACCGATGCCGACCTCTCGGGGTATGAGGTGAGGGTGGGCACAGGGTGGGATTCGGGTGTGCTGGTGGGGCAGACGGCAGGCACGCAGCTGGTGCATGACCAGAGCGATTCGGGTCAGTACAACTATCACATCCGTGCCTTTGACACTTCCGGCAAGTACAGCCAGCACGTCACCACCTTCCAGCTTGTTTTGCTTGCGCCCTCATCGGTGCGGCAATTCGATGTGGTGCAGTCAGCCAACCGGCTGGAGTTTCGTTGGCTACCTAATCCCGAGCCTGAGGTCGTGGCTTATGAGTTGCGGGAAGGGGGGGCCTGGGACACCTCGATCTTCATTGCCGAGGTCAAGTCCAGCAGTTTCACGCTGCCCTCGGGCTTTGATGGGGAGCGCAAGTTCTGGATCAAGGCGATCGCATCGCCCGGCATTTACTCAGAAGAGGCCACCTTTGTCTCCACAGTGGTGGCGCAGCCTCAGAACGCGAACCTACTAGTGACAGTGGATGCGCAGGCGACCCGGTTCCCCGGCGTGAAGCATTTCGCTTCGGTCGAATCAGTCAACAGCCTGGATGTGCTGCGCATGGACAGCGGGGTGACACAGTCCGAGTACCTGTTTGAAGTGAACCTGCCTACCAGCTACCGGGCACAGAACACCTTGCTGGCCAGCATCGGGGCGACGTTGGATGACCGCGAGACATGGACCTCGGCGAATTACGCCTGGATCAGCTCGGCGGCCAAGCGGCAATGGACCTATGACGGAGCCCTCAAAAGCATCGAAGCGAGGTTTCAGATGGCCCGTGAGGATGCGCTGCAAGCGGGAGAGCTCTACGGCTGGCGACTAAACGGTGTGCTTAGCGGCTATGGAAACCCTGTGGGGTCTGAAGCCATTGGTGTGGGCTACGGCGATGGACGCTACGGCAGTGGCGTGCTGATCAAGGACACGACCAAGGTGTCCTGGGGGGTGAGTATTCCGGGTGTCTTTCATGTGAGCTTCTGGTTCATCCCGAACCAGATCACCACATCGGTTATTTGGACGGCCTCGGGTACAGGGGTAAGCCTCCTGGTTGGTTATGACTCGGTGGCCGGAACCTTCTTTCTGGAGGACCAGCTCTTTAACCGGGTGGTGGTGCCTTACCCCGTGAACGTGGCTGATCGCATCTGCATCGGTGTGTGCCAGACGGCAACAGAGCGCAGGCTTTTCATCGGAAAGATGGGAGGTGATGTTCAAAGTGCCAGCAAGCCACTGGCTCCAACGGCGGGTTATTCCGTTCTCAAGCTGTACTGACAGATCAGTTCAGACAAATCAATCAACCTGAGTACAGGCGTTGCCCCCTATGGGGCAGCGCCTATTTTTTTGGAGAAATCCCATGATGGATGAAGGCATGCAAATCAAGGGCTCGCTCACGCTGGTGCTGGCCAAGCCCAGTGGCGAGGTCGAGGTGGTCCACAAAGACAACATCATTGTCAACGGCGGCTTTGACTTCGTTGCCGATGCGATTGGCAACTCTGGCAGTCGCCCCGGGGTGATGGGCTGGATTGCGGTGGGGACGGGAACGACAGCCGCAGCCTCGACTCAGACCGCCCTGGTCACCGAGATCAAGCGCAATGCCTCGACCTACACACACACGGCAGGTACCAAGGTGTTCACCTTTACGGCCAGTTATGCGGCGGGTGACGCCACAGGCGCATTGACCGAAGCGGGTGTGTTCAACGCAGCCTCGGCCGGAACCATGTTCGATCGTGTGGTGTTCCCGGTGGTCAATAAGGGGGTGGACGACAGCCTGACGGCTGTTTTTACCTTCACGATGAGCTGATCGGTCGAATGACATGGCTGAGACTGTCAACGTCTCAAGCTCGCCGGGGGCCAACTACACATGGACCTCTGGCAAGTTTGCATGGAGCAGCGCCACAGCCGGTAAGAACTGGACGAGTGCATTTCCGGCGGTCTACAGCCTGAGCGTGGCCACGGACATCGGTTTCACGGAGTTGATCCAGAAGCTGGGGATCAAGCGAAGCTCAGAAACCATTGCCTTTGCTGAGAAGCAAGGCAAGGGGCTGGTACTCAGCAAGTTCGAGGTCATGAGTTTCGCGGAAACCTACACGGACCTAATTGCCTTCGTTCTGAGGTTTGTCGAGTCCTTTGCGCTGGCAGAAAAGAACGGGCTTTCCAACACCAAACGGGTGTTCGAGGTGTTTCAGGTAGCCGAGGGGTTGGCGCGGCAGATTGCGCTGAGAAAGTACGAGACGCTGGCGCTGGCTGAGACCTACACCGACCTCATTGCGTTCATCTTGCGCGTGGGCGAAAGCTTCAGCTTTACCGAGAAACCATCGAAGGCGCTCACCAAGCCACAGGCAGAGAGCTTCAGGTTCACTGAGACGCTGTCCAGGTCGCAGGTAAAACGGATCTCCGAGGCGTTTGTGTTCGCTGAGGTTTTTGGACGGACTGTTGCCTACCGCAAGGCGATCAGCGAAGGGTTCGCGATAGGCGAGGCGCTACGCCGTGCGCAGACCTTGAATCTGGCCGAGGCCATGAACCTGGCTGAGCAATACCGAAGGCGAGCCAACGGGGTCATCAGCGACATGATCGTCGCCAGCACCGAGATCACAGAGCAGGACTTCATGGACATCCTGGAGTCAGGCCATCCACCAGGGTACACCAACTTCCGGGACTTCATTCAGGGCGACTACACCTACCAGCGGGCGCTGTTCAGGGCGATTCTGACCTCCAGCAATGCTGATCGGGGCTACATCGATGGCCTGCGTGTCACGGTCGATGTGCCCGATGTCTTTGACCGTGGTACTGCCCAGGTGAGCAATGCGGCCAATGGCGTGACGGTTGTCTTTGCCCGGCAGTTTCGGGTCTCGCCAGAGGTCACGCTCACCTTCAAGGGGGGCACCACGGTGGCCGTCCCTCGAATCCTGGGTGCGGTTTCAACCACCGGCTTCACCGCAGTTCTTGAAAACACGTCCGGCACGCGGGTGACCGGAGCCATTTCTTGGGTTGCCCAAGGGTATTGATAGGGCATTAAATGCAGAACTACACCGAAATTCCATCCTCAACGACGCTGTCTGACTCGTTGTCTCAGATCCTGAACAACGACAAGACGGCGCTCTCGCTTTCAAGCGGAACGTCTTTCCCGACGGTCAACCTGCAACTGGGCATGCCCTGCTTCAGGACCGACGAGCAAAAGCTCTACATCCTCACGGTGGTTAGCCCTGCTTCGTGGAAGATGGTCATTGACCTCTCCGCCACAGTCGGCAAGGTGGCCAATGCGGATTTACTTGATGGCATCGATTCCACCGGCTTTGCCTTGTCGGGCCACAACCATGACGCGGCTTATGCCGCGCTGGGCCACAACCACAATGCCGCCTACCTGGGCATCACGGCCAAGGCTGCTGATGCTGACAAGCTCGATGGCTATGACTCGACAGCCTTTGTGAGATCGGTCAACGGGTACGGGCCGGATGCCAATGGCAACTCCAGTGTGCCCATTGATCTTTCGAGCCGTGTGGCCAAGTCCGGCGACACGATGACCGGCACCCTGACAGTTCCCAGACTGCAGATAGCCAGCACGGCGAACTATCTGGACATGGTGGATCAGGACTGGGGCACCCGGTATCTGCACCACAACCAGGGGCTCATGGGATTTTTGAAATCCGATGGCAACTGGGACATGTACATGAACAACAGTGGTCAGATGTGGACAGCCAATTACGGATGGCTACACGACTACTTCTTCAGCACTATCGCTAACTGTTTCATCGGCAACTGCCCAGGCAACACGGGCAATTGCAGCCCAGTAGGCAACAACGCGACTTCTGTGGTTTCGAACTGCGGTAACGCATCTTTTGTCCGCGATGAGCTGGTGGACAACGGCAGCCAGATTTCTGTCCGAAGAACCCAATACAACTTCAACTGCAACTGCAATTGCAACTGCGATTGCTACTGCTGATCCGGGCAGACACATGAGCGTTCTGACCAAAATTTTCCCCGCTCCGGTGCTTCGCATCCAGGAGCTGTTGAGCCCCCCCGAGGTTGAGCAGGCGACCGAGCTGGCCATCAAAGCCAACGAGCGCCTGAATGACCATCAGGTCCCGTACTCCCGCACCTACCGTGACAGCCTAGACTTCATGTTCCCGGAGTTCTTCAAGCCCATCTTCCGACGCCTGCGCCGCAGTATCGAGGACGAGTTCAAGTGCAACGTCAGCAACATGGTGGGGCGCGAATCCATCTTCCGCTACGGCCAGCACCTGCCATTCCACACCGAGCCGCATGCTGATATTTCTTGCGTGCTGTGGCTGGACTTCCCCGCAAAGCCCGACCCATCCAGGCGCGATTACTCGGGCATGTTCTGCCTGCACAACCCGCACCTCCTGTTTGGTGGCCGCGCAACAGGGGTGTTTGGCAACATCAACCACATGGAAATGCCATCGCCTGGTGATGCCTTCGTTTTTCCCTCCCACATGCCGCACTTTGTGTTCCCGTACAACGGCGAGCGCCCTGGGGTGGAACTTCACTTTGAAATGCTTGCGGAGGCTGCATGAAGCTCGTTACCTTCAATGCCAGCGTCGATGAAGAAAAGGCGGTACGTGTAGAGCAAAGCGATGACGGCTACACCGTTTCCTTTGCTGGCGCATCCATCAACATCGGCGTGCAACTTTTCAAGCAGGGCGAGCTGCAGTTCCTGATGTATGGCAAGCAGTATCAGAGCGAGGTCATTGGCATCGTGTCTCAGCGCGAATATGTCGATAGCCGCGATGGCCTGACGATCCTGGCTCAGCATGGCCTGACCGATGGCCTGGGCTGGTTCTACTTCGGCGATACAGCCGAAGAGGCCTGTCTATGCATCACCAAGGCCATGACTACGCAATGCCCATTCGACATCGTGCAGCCGGGCAAGCCCCGTGATGTTTTGCCAGGTATCTTCCCCGACAGCGAAAGGCTAGGTGTTCGCAACCTGGCCAAGATCGCGCTGCTGCGCAAGCTCAACCCGCTCGACAGCCTCGCCGCTCTGGAAAAGCAGGTCGATTTGCTCAGCGTACTGGTCATCCAACTGGCCAATCTGGTGCCTGGCTATGAGGACATCGTCCTTGTCGATCACCTCCAGCACATCATCAACGATGCCAGCGCTAACGCGGGCAAGAGCGACGAACAAACCGTCGCAAGCGTGATGTCCTTCAAGATGGCGCTGCGCCAGGCGCAGGCCGATTACTTCGCTGCACGCGACGGAGCCACATGATGACCAAATTCATCGTCACTACGATCAACCCCGACAATGGCCAACTTACACGTTTGCACTATGACAATGCAACCAGCGAGTTGACCCGCGAAACTGGCGAGTCCTTGGTGCAGGCGGTCGAAGTCACCGAGCGTGCACATGTCCCAGCAGTCTCCAGGCAGACGCCACTGGGCAAGACCAGTCCCCGCACCCTAAAGATCAGCCTTGGCCTGTCTTGCAACTACGAGTGCGAATACTGCTCGCAGCGCTTCGTTCCTCGCACAGTCGAAACCAACCCCGGCGATGTGCAGGCCTTCATCGATGGCCTCGACGCCTGGGTGACGAGCCCGCCCGAGAAGGTCGAATTCTGGGGTGGCGAGCCTCTGGTCTACATCAAGACCATGCGCCCCCTGGCCGAGGCCATCAAGGCCAAGTTCCCCAAAGCAGAGCTGTCGGTCATCACCAACGGCTCGCTGCTGAGCGACGACATCAACGAATGGCTTGACCGCATGGGTTTCAGTGTCGGTATCTCGCACGATGGCCCTGGCCAGCATGTGCGCGGTCCTGATCCCCTAC